TTGGTGATTAATCTGAAGTACCTCTTTTTAAATCTGAATGAGAAGGCAAACTTTGACTTTGGTATTTCAGATAGCCAACTCAAGTCGTATGCTTTTAGTTTCTCCATTGTCCATTGCCCTACTTCCTCATAAGGTATGCCCTCAATTATTGCTATGGTATATGCAATTCGCTCAATAGGGTTAAATGTATCGTCAATCTCTTGAATCGCTTGAACTTTTCTGATGGTGATGTCTTTCCAACTCATACTACAAATTTATGTTATATTCTTTTAACTTTTGATGCAGTTCATTTCTGACCTCCTCAAATGCTTTGTACTGCTCTTCAGTAATATCCTCATACTTCAGCTTATTCCTCAACCATTGGTCAATGTCAAACAAGGCATTCCAATAGTCCATTGATTTGATGCAAATTTGAAACTCTTCTTCCTCGTCGTGGTGAAATTCTATCGTGTATTTAGGCATAGTAAAATAGTCCTGGTTTATTGTGTTGTTTGCAATCCCAAGCAAGAGCCAACGACATTACACAGTCATCGTGCAGTCCTTGTGGTGCAGTATATCTCACTCCAGTTCGTGAGTATTCAAATTCAAAGTTCCTCATCTCATCAGCGATAGCACCATCAGGGAAACCTATGTTACCACCTTGCACTGCCATTACTAACCCTTCAATGAGTTGTTGCTTTGATTGTGATGTAAACTTAAAACCTTTCACTCGTGGATGCTCTCGTTGTAGTTGCTCAACGATTGGGTCTCCCACACCAGTTGAATCCACAAATGTAGGTGTCGTCCCAATTATTTTAACAATATGGGACATAGTCTGCGACCAATCTTTTTGGAAGCGTTCAAAGTATGCTACATTGCCATCTTGATTGAGACCTATGATAACAGTCCAGTCAGTGTACTTTGCAAGGTCTATCCCATAGCAAATAGGTACACCACTCATCGGAGTTATGCAGTTGTCTATGTTGGTATGTCCGAAAGGGTTACTATTGTCGTCAGCAGGTTCTGCAAGGTACAGTTCTTTAAACACATAGTCGGGTAAATCCCTCTTTGCTTGTTCAATCTCCTCAAGTTCTATGATGCCTTCTTTAGCAGCGTCATAAGCAGTGATTTTGAAATACTCAAAATTAGCCTCACCTGACTTTGCCCTTTCACCTAACTTGTAAAACCAATTCTTTTTACCTTTGACGTTTCCTATTAGTTTACACTTCGCTTGTGTTGCAGTTAGTGTTGAACGCAATGCAAACCAACTATCCTCTCGTGAACGTGATGCTTCATCAAATACGGCAGCGTATACATCCTCACCATAAAGGTTGTCAGGCTTCTCTGCACTCTTAAACTCTATTCGTGAACCCATAGGAGTGGTTAAGACTAACTTGCTTTCATTGGATTGAAAGAACCCCTTCTCACTGACTTGTGATTTCATTCGTCTAAATGCTATCTCTGCTTGTTGGTATACTGGTGCTACCCACCACACGGATTGATTCTCTTTTAGTTTTAAACTCTGCTCAAACAACCAAATAATATGACTTGCCGTTTTACCTGTCTTGGTAGATGCTGCCGTTATCGTGTAACGTGCAGGGCTATCAAGGATGGCTTTTTGGTAGGAAGTCAAATATGGTCGCTTGTAGTTTATTTGCATACACTCTCAAGTACTGCTAATCGCTTTTCGTTTATCTGTTTTATATCGTGGTGTTCTTTAGAATAGTTGTAGTTTATTTCACCTATCTGCTTTGACTTACCACTTTCAATCAGTTTGCCTATCTCTGACCAATCGTTATTATTTACAAAAAAGCAACCTAAATTATTTCTGTGATTGGTATATGGTTCAACGTTGGAAACAAATATCGGTATTTTGTATGCAGCTGCCTCAACGATTTTTAACTCTGACTTGTGTCGGTTAAAGTTAGTTCGTGTAAGTGGTGCAAGTGCAATGTCAATCTCTGAATAATACTCACCGTATCTGTCAGCTCGTGTACCTTGTCGCACATCAAACCAATCAGGTCGTTTGTCAGGAGTAGTGCCAGTGATTGCCTTTTCCATTGCTATCCATTCTTCTGCTCCGTTGTGGTATCCACACATTAAAAATCTTGCATTGTACTTCTCACAAATAGGTGCTATTTGTTCACTCAATAGTTTAAGGTCCTCAACGTGAGATAAACCACCTACCCACCCTAAAGTGAATGGATGCTCCTTCTCTGCTTTCCATTGGCTTTGGTTAAGGTCTAAAGCATTTGGGATGATATGAACGTTCTCGTTATACTCTTTGACTTGACCTGCTAACTGTGGTGTCGTGGTCATAACGGCATCGGAATAATACATTGCGTCCTTGACTGCATTCTTTATGTAAGCACGATAGAACTTGTGAGCAGGATTGTACTTTGGGACAACCCAATAGTCATCCACGTCAACCACAAATGGAATCTTCTTTTTAGCCAGGATTGGTAAGATGTTATATTGCAAACCACCTAACCAACGATTGAAGACAACCACATCGTACTTTTCAAATTCCAAGTCAGCCCATTCTTTGGCTTTTTGTGATACGTCAACTTGGATGCCATAGTCAACTTGAAGTCGGGCGAGTGGAGTGTACAACCTATGGAAGGACACCCCATTCATTCCGTCAAAGAGAGAGAGAATCTTCATTAGAAGGGTAAGTCGTTCTTTGGTTTAGGCACTGCCACCCAATGAGTAGCCTTGCTCTTTTCGTTTTGGCTCTTTAGTTTGCCAACCCTTAAGCGAATGTCACCATAAGAGTTCTTTTCTAATTTGCCACTTCTGATTGCTTGTTCTAACTTCTCAAGGTTAATTGAGATGTTTGTTCCGTACTGGTCTTCCCAGCCATTACCTAAATAGATTGTTTCTTCCATCGTTTTTGTTTTACTCGTTGATTATAGTTTCTTATTTTATCTGCCATCTGCCTTCGCAGAAATGGGTCATTCATTGCGTTGTCGTATACTCGTTTTGAATAGGCTTTGATGCAGTCCTTACACTTACCATTTAAACCATCGTTGTTGGAGTTGTGCTTATAGTATTCACTCGTTGGTTTAGTTTGGTTGCAGCCCTTACAAGTTTTCATTTTTTACCTTCAGGATTTCTTTCAATTGTTCATAAACTTGAGTAGCGTTTTCACCCCAAAACATTTCACATCTCTCACCATCAAAAGGGCTTTCTTCAAAGTAAGATTGGTACTCAGACGGCTTTGCTATATGTCGATAGCAATTATTTTTAATAGGGCATCCTTCGCCCTTACACATAGTTATATCTGGCATTTGTTACCTCCGTTTGTTTTGTCATATTATACCCTTACTATTTCGTTTAAATGTCAAACTATATCCTTACTTTTCTTTAGTGTCTAAATTCAAAGTTACGTTTATTATTTTGCCTTCAATGTTCTGGTCTACTGTTTCTTTTGGCTTACCGTAAACCCTATCGAATAGTAACTCTAATAGATGTATACTTCCTCTCTCATAATCTCTCGTTGCCTTCTTTGCAATCATTGATACCCAAAAGGGCAAGTCATCATTCTTTGCCAGTTCTATTAGTTCGCTTCTGCTCTTGGTGAGGATGTTTTTGATTATCTCCTCTGTTTGCCATTTACTCAGCTTAATATTGTACTCGCTTAAGAAGATATCCTTTAATATAGTATCAACCTTTTTAGGTCTACCATTAGGATTACCTGACTGCCCTTTTTTGTATGGTATGAGATTCTCCTCGTTTGCCACTTTAACTCTCTGTTACTTCTTTGTAAGTTTGAATGTAATGTTCACCAAGTTCATACCAGTCTACCTCTCCTAATGTGGCATTGATTAAGTCACATATTAAAGCATTATTAGGGATGCGTTCTTGTAATTCATCTACTAATTCCTCAAACCAATTTTTAAGTTCCATAGATGCCTCATACAATTCACAATCATCACTACCTACTAACTCTAATGCGTGGTTTTGTAATGCCTCATCGTTATCAATGTGGAGTGCTACTAACCAAGTAGCATAATTTTTCCATCCGTTATAACTGCTCATCTGCTATCTGTATTAATTTAGTTTCAACTTTTAATTTCATCTTGGCTGGTTTAACTCCAATACCAGTGCAGATAACCTCTGAATAAGTTTCATCGATTTCCCTTAAATACAACCCATAGCAATAATCATTAGCGATTAGGTTGTTGTTCCATTTGATTAATGTTCCTGTTTCCATGTAGCAAATATAAAACTTATTTTCTTATTAAAAAATTATTTTTTCTTTTTCTTAAATATCTTCCAATCAACAAAATGGTGTATTCTATTAAATCGTATCACTGTTTTTGCATATTGTGGCCATTGGGCTTCCAACATCTTTGCCTTTAATAGTTTTTTACTTGGGTCATTACCTTTATACAGTTCATCTTGGTTGCCTCCTTTCATTTTTACTGATGTGCTAATTTTATCTGCCATATAATACACACAGCTTGTTGTTGTTCCTCCGTCGTGCAATACTTGTAAACATAAATCAACATCTTCATTATATTTCAATCTCCATCTATATGGTAGTTCGTTTTTAATAAGCATTGCTGAATATACGTGACAATTTTTTTTAAATGGGTTTTTGGGTGGTTTTACTACAAAGTTTGGCTCTTCAAAACCACTAATGTCTGTATTATGATAATTTGTATGCTGCTCAACATATTTAATCGCTGTATTAATTTGTTCCCATTTAACTCTTTTACCATTAACCCATTTTCTCCATTCTTTTATATTGTCATCAAATAGCCAATGGTATTTGTAGCCTCTCGCCTTTGCGTGTTCCCAGCAATAATTTCGTGCAGGATAACTCCCAAGACCTAAATTTGAAAATGGTAAAACTAATATTCTATGTTTACCTAATGCATTTATATATTCTTGTTCTTCTTGTGGCTCAACTGCTATTAAATAATCTAAACCATCTGCTTCAAATAATTTAGCCGTTAAAGGGTTATATGCTCTCCCTTTGCTTATTATATAGATTGGGTACTGAGATTGACTTGCCATGCCATATTGCGTTTTTCAAACTTAACATCTATATGATTTAAAAAACTTTCAGCTTCATCTGGTCCATCAAATATGAATACTACTCTTTGTAAACCTTTAGATGTGCCAATAGGGTCAAATTCTTCCATTAAATCTAAATCATTCTCATTCATGTCATTTAATTGAGAACCACTAAAAACAGCATCAACACCCCATTCAGCCAGTTCTTCAACATCCCACTCATTAGCCAACATATTCCAATCCCACTCACCGAATCCAGCGTTGTCCTTAATTATAAACTGACGTTGTTGGTCATCGGTTAAGTCTGATGCTTTAATGATTGGTGCTTCCTTTAACCCTAAATGCCTTAATGCTTTTAA